GGACATACCGACTAGAAAAAGGTTATCCAGACTGTCCCGAAGATTACATTGAGTTGCGCAACGTATTACGCGAACAAACTGATTTATCCAAACCTGAACAAGATGCAATTGTGCGCAGAGCAATGGGATTGGAGGAACAAGATCAAGATCAGGAAGAGACATCTGGTATGTTATCATCAGATCCTAATTCTAAAACTGATGATTTTGCAGATTTATTGCAATTACTAAAAAGTAAAAATCAAATTAGTCAGTTGCAACAATTGGCAGAATATACCAAAAAACATTATAATCCTAATTTTGACACAGTATTTTCAATTACAGACATTGATCAATATACTGACGGATATGACGGATATTATACGCTAGGAAATAATAATAAAACTAGTTTACCAATATCTGATTATTCATCTGCAGGAATAGCAGCAGAATCAATTATATTTACTTATATGAATTCCAAATTTAATACAAATATCCAACATGTAACATCCCAAGCAAAAGGTATAGATGGTGAGGCTGGTAACACTAAATTTGAAGTTAAAACTGCAACTACAGGTAATATCAATTTAAATTTACAAACTACATTTTTTTCTAACGATTCGAATAAATTCTATATATTTGGTTTTAGAAGCGAAGGGGGTTATAAATTTAAGTCAATTAGTCCAGTATATATTATTTCATCAGAACTATTACGAAGAGTATCATTAGGAGAAGAAATTTATTCGCAGTTAGGTAGCGAATCACAAATTTCAGATATATTAACTACACAAATTGAATCTGGACTAGAAAAAACTAATTTTAAAGAACAAATTATCGCAGCAATAACGACTGGAGAAACTGGAGAATTTGCGAAACAATTCGATATTGGAAATAATGTATCCGTAGTTTTTAAAATATTTATACAGCCAAAACTGCAGAAGGATATGAGATTTGAAAACACAACTACTATGCACATTTGCACATCAATCAGATTTAAACATTGTAACTGATTACATACAACAAAGTTACACTATACCAGAACAACGAATATTTGTGTTTTCCAATGCAGATCAACAAGATCAATTGTATTGCACCTACAATGCTGACAGCACAACACGCAGAGGACAAAACACCATAAGCATACATCGTAAAAAAGAAACCAACACTTTGTATACAGTCAACGCTCTAAACGCAATTATACGACGAGTTAACAACGGTGTGCTAGATAAATCATATCAAGTAGATTGGTCACACTATCAAAATTCATTTATACTAACAGACGACGACAGTTACCGTGTTGTTGAATTAATATTTTTCAAGAAGATTTCTTGGTAAACTGATATTTATTATATATAATAAGGATATTAATATGATACGACTAAAAGATTTATTAACAGAGCAATCAAAGAGGCAATCCAATCAAAACCCATTTCAAAATGTAAAATTTGATTCTAAAACGGATGTAGCTTCATTTACATATTACGGAAAGCAATATGTAATAGATTTTGGTGATTATGATGACATGGATGTAGTAGAAGATCATGGAAATGAAGGCAGAGACCTTTATTATACAGCACACGATCCTGACTCACTTACTACGTTTTCAATTGACGCATATTCAGATTATAGCGGCGAAAATCAAGAAATGCAACCTGATACTATCAATTTAGTTGATGCAGCAAGATTTCAAATATTTATTAATAGCATTGATGGTAGCACCAATTTCAATACGGTTTGGTTACCATTCAAACCAGAAACACTATTAACAAAAGACAGAGTTGTTGATGGTATACAAACTTTAATAGACGATGCTGAGTCTAACAATCAAACAAATGACAACGGAAATCCAGCATATGATCAAACCAGATTAGAAAGTAGTGAATTTAAAACAGATTGCGAAATACTAATACAAGACGGAACCACTGTGGATTTGAAAATATTATTTGATGAAGATGGCAACATTGAACACATAGATATTGAAGATCCACAATTAGCCAATCAATATGGTATTGATGACCGAGAGATTGGTTACTATTTGAAACGAAAAGATCCCGGTCAAGGATTTGATGAAGTACCTGGATTTTAATATAATGCCTGACTAAAAAAACAATAAAAAAATTAAACAATTACTTGGACTTAACGATTTAATTATCTAATATATAATTAATAAATAAACATAAATTAATAACTTAACAAAGGAGTACTTAAATGGGACTTAACTTAGATGCCATCAAGGCAAAACTTAACCAATTAAACAAAACCGACGATCGTCGTAACAACCTATGGAAGCCAGAAGCTGGCCCAAAAACAAGAGTAAGAATTGTACCTTACGTTCACCGCAAAGACAATCCATTTCTAGAATTGTATTTTCATTATGACATTGCCAAAAGGTCAATGCTATCACCAGTATCATTTGGTAATGCAGACCCGGTAGTTGAATTTGCAGAAAAACTCAAGAAGACCGGAGACAAAGATGAGTGGCTAATGGGTCGTAAAATTGAACCTAAAATGAGAACTTATGTTCCTGTTATCGTTCGCGGTAAAGAAGCAGAAGGTGTTAAATTTTGGGGATTCGGTAAAACGATCTACACAGAATTGCTTTCCATTGTGTCCGATCCAGACTATGGTGATATCACCGACTTAATGAATGGTCGTGACATTGACGTAGAGTTTATTCCTGCAGAGGGCGGAGGATATCCAAAGACTACAATTCGTGTTAAACCTAACACAACACCTGCAACCGAAGACAAAGGCATTGCAGAGAAGATTATGAATCAGCCTGTAATCACAGACATCTTTCCAGAACCGACCTATGAAGAGTTAGAAACAGCTCTTAAAGAATGGATGAATCCGGACGATGACAGTGCAGACGTTGATACATCATCTAACACCAAAACAGATACATCTGGTAAAACTGAGGAAAAGGCAGAAGCTCAAACCGAAGAAAAACAGACAGATGTAGCATCAGCATTCAACGATTTATTTAACAAGTAGGAGTCTTTTAATGGCAAAGAAAAAAAGCAAAAGTAAGGACGAACTGGAAGATGCGTTAGCAAACACATTGGCCGATAGTATAAACAAACAGTTTAAAGGTCAAGCGTTAAAGACAGCATTCTTTCTTGCAGGCGATGCAGATTCGCCAAGCAATGTTACTGAATGGATATCGTCAGGATGTGATGCATTAGACATAGCAATATCTAATCGACCTAATGGAGGATTTCCTGTTGGTAGAATTACCGAAATAACAGGGTTAGAAGCGTCGGGTAAATCATTGCTAGCAGCACACACATTAGCAGAAACACAGAAGAAAGGTGGACTTGCAGTGTATATAGACACAGAGTCTGCAACTAGTTCTGAATTCTTAACTGCAATTGGTGCCGATTTGAAGACTATGTTATATGTACCTCTTGAAACAATAGAAGAAATTTTTGAAACAATTGAAACTATTGTAGATGGGGTACGTAAATCAGACAAAGACAGATTGGTAACTATTGTAGTAGACTCTATAATGGGTGCATCTACAAAAATTGAGTTAGCAGCAGAATATGACAAGGATGGTTATGCAACCTCCAAATCAATTATTTTGTCTAAAGCAATGCGTAAGGTTACAAATTGGATTGCTCGAGAACGAATCTGTTTAATATTTACCAATCAGCTCAGAGTTAAAATGGGCGTGTCATTTGGAGATCAATGGACAACATCTGGTGGTAAGGCAATTCCTTTCCATGCATCTGTTAGACTGCGATTAAAAAATACCGGTCAGATTAAAGCAACAGTTAATGGTGCAGAGCAGGTAGTGGGTAGCAAGACAAGCGTACAGGTAGTTAAAAATCGTATGGGTCCACCGCATCGTAAGATTGATTATGAAATCTATTATGATAGTGGTATCGACAATTTCGGTGGTTGGTTGAACCTAATGAAGAAATTCAAATTGGTTAAACAAGCAGGAGCATGGTACACATTGGAAGATGTAGATCATGAAACTGGAGAAGTCTTTGGAGAAATGAAATTCCAGAGCAAAGATTTTGTTAGCAAGGTAATGGAAAATCCTGCAGCAAAGGAACGGTTATACAAAAGAATCTGCGATGCTTATATCTTCAAATATCAGGCAGGTGTAGACGGAGGAATCGACGACGTTGTTGTTGATGAAGAAGTAATTGATGAAGAAGGATAATGAATAAGTATCAACGATTATTTAAAGAGTTACAAAAAGAAAAGGAAACGAGCCCAAAGGATGCTAATGATCATATCATGGTATTTGACGGGCTCAATACCTTTATTCGAAGTTTCGGTGCAACCCCGGCATACAATGAAGATGGTGACCACATAGGTGGTATAACTGGATTCTTGTATTCTATAGGTAAAACTGTCAGAGACTTTAAACCAAGCAGATGTGTTATTGCATTTGATGGACGTGGCGGTAACGCTAAAAGAAGAAAAATTTATAAAGGTTACAAGGCAAACAGAGCCAACAAGACCAAACTGCGTAGATTTGATCATCATGAAACAAGCATAGAAGATGAGCAAGAATCAATGCGTAAACAGTTTAGTCGGTTGGTTTCATATTTAGACAACTTGCCTGTAACTTTTTTGGCTATGGATGGAATAGAAGCAGATGACACTATTGCATATATAGCACAAATGTACACAGAAACATGTAAGAAGATTACAATTGTTTCAACCGATAGAGATTTCTATCAACTAGTAGATGACCGTATTCAAGTGTGGTCTCCTATCAAAAAGAAAATGTATGACACCCAAGCAATCATAGATGAGTTTGGTGTACATCCTAGCAACATGGTTTTATACAGATCATTTACTGGTGATAAGTCAGACAATATACCAGGCGTAGCAGGAATAGGTCCAAAGACCATATTGAAACTTATTCCAGAAATAGCAAATCGCCGACAAGTTACATTGGAAGAATTATTTGAAAAAAGCAACACTCTTCTAACTGAAACTAAACAATATCAGAAAATTTTAGATCATCGTGAAACGCTTGAAAAAAACTGGCAACTCATGGACATAAAACTTCTAGATATATCTGCAAATGTATCTTCTAAAATACGAGGCATAATGGAGCAATCTGTATCTGGATTGAATCGTGCTGAATTTCAAAGATTGTTTTACGAAGACAAGATGTGGGCAGTAATGAAGAATCTTCCAGATTGGTTGACTCGCACCTGGCTGTCTTTAGATGCATTTGCAAAACAAACACAGAAATGATTTGATTTTATTATAATTTTTATTATTATCTAATATGACAGATAAATTAAGTGAATATGGTTGGAGCTTCCAAGTAAAAGTTTTAGCCGCAATGTTTACGGACAGAATATTCTTACAGCAAATAACTGATATTATACAAGCAGA